ATCTTCATCTAATACAGTGCTCGCCGTGTGATTAAAAAATAAACTAGCTATGTTAATAATAGAATTGTTCTGCATATTAACATTTTGAGTAGCCTTACAATCCCCCATATTGTCTCCGTTCGCAACCACCCCTATACCACTTCCCGTCGTAAGCTGACCGTTGTCCTTGTTAACCATTACGAACGCATGGGTACCAGCATCGGAAGTATCTATCCAATTACTCTTGTCGAAAAAAACGTTTTGAGTTCCGGTGAATCCTATCGTAGGAATGTCAGAAGGTACAGGGTTCAGAGCATAGGTTGCAATTGCTTTGGGTTCGCAGCTTTTAGTTATATAGGGCCCACCAGCCGGTACGGATACTGCGAATAGATCGCCAGCTCCTACATTGCCAACCTCTGTAAGTTGAGATATTTTCTTATTTGCCATTTTTCCTTATACCTTATTATAATATACACTGTTTAATACGGGGGAATGAGATTTGTTACGAATAAATCTGCTGTTTCCTGCTGTAAATAGAACCTATCATTGTCTCCCCCTTCTAACAAAATAAAATCCTCCACCTTCTCAGCGCCCAAAACGCCACTTAAGAAAAACCCCTTGGATTGATCGTCTGGGTCTATTTCAACATTAAAAGAAGCGTCAAATACTTTATTATTTCCTATGGCCGTATTATAATTAAAGGAGTTCAATTTAGCCCCCACAAAAGAGTATCTTAGCGCCTCATCTTGTTGCTTAATTGGAATTGCCCCCGCATTGATTGGGGCTGCGGTACTTCCCGGGCATCCTTTAGGATCTACTTTTATTGTAAAATCATACCCACTATTAATACTAATCAAATCAATAAGAGAGCCCGTATTGCCCGACTCCACTATTCCATTTAGACGTAAATTTGCAAAAACTGGAGAGTTAGGCCTATTATCCACGGGGAACTTGTAACCCAAATTGTTCAAAGGCTCCTTGTTCAAATTAATTTCAATATTGTAACTTTGAATGTGGAGCTTATCGAAATCAACGCCCAACCCCGAAAAAGAATCAGTGCTGACAGTTATATCTCCGGGAACCAAGGCAGCGTAACCTTCTTCGGACAAGACTCTAGGAATCACTACATCTTTAGCGGGACTGATGGTACCGCTCTTGGTTTCTATATTTGAATCTAAAAAGCCACTACCGCTGGAATTAAAATTGACGTTATAGGCCGTATAAGAAACTGAAGCTTTGGCGAATTGGCCTACCGACCCTTCCGTCGAATACGAGTTCAAATAACAGTTCCCAAAGGAGATTACGTGGTAGTCTGGGGCGTTGTCATCTATACCCTGATAAAGGTCAGCTTGAGTAAAGTTTTCCTTGAAGTAACTTTGATCTATATCATTACCCTCTTTGTTTACAGCTACATAAATATTCCTACAATCCCTATACAGATTTATCGCAAAGTCTTGACCCGGGCGTCGTATTTTGGAGTTTTTGTCTGGCTCAAAAAACCCCGACAAAAGAGAAACGTTTGAATTGGTGTTGTAATAAGGCTGTCCCACATAAGGATATTCAAATCGAGGGTAATTTACATTTAGACCTATACGAGCTTCGTTTTTTGTTCCGCACAATAAATAATCAAAATTCAAATTTACCGTTGGGTGATTTATAATGGGTCGATCAACAATCCCCCTTTTATTAAGTTGATTGATATCAGTATGAGGAATATTGATGTCGTAACTTATAGATTGGATTCTATCGACACTATGTAAACGATTTATCTTTGTATAAAGATCGGCGTGGTCATTAGTGGGCGCTCCTCCTTCGTAATTAAAGAAGTTGTATTCACTTTCCGGAGCGGGTCCGACATACAAAGCCTGACAATTGTAAATTACCCTTGGCTGTGCCATTACTTTTCCCCTTCATGAACGCTAGCGTATAATATTCCCGCTAAGAAGTCATCTACTTGATGCTCGTAAGCAACATCTTGGACTTTCTTAACTCTTTCGTGGTTCCTGTCGGTGGGCTCGGCTGCATACCGTCCCGCTTTAGCCAACCAATTCGGTGGATCTTCGTTGGCGATTACTATATTTGTTATTTCTCGAGCTATTTCTTTTTGTTGCTTGCTTAACCTTTTGCGTTTATGAAGCTGCCTCAACGAGGCTTCCACTTCGAGGTTCAACTTGTCCGAAAGGTTTAAATGCTCTTGTATGCTGGAAAGACTAAAATTAAGGGCAGCCTTAGTTCCTACCGGGGTCTTTTTATCCTCTTCTTTTGGCTTCTTGGATCCCGCAGGACGGCCCGACATCTGAGGCATTTTAGCTCCCCCGATAAGGGGCTCGTATAGACCCTCATTCTTGTGCTCTTGAAATTTCTTTTGAGACTCAAGGGATTCTTCCGGGGTGGGGAAGCGGCCAGACTCGATAGCCTGCATTCCTTCCTCTGCGGTAAGAACACCCAGCTCAATCAAACGGCTATAGATCCTTGAATAGACGGACGTGTCTCTCAAATCCACCTCTTCAAAATGAGCGTCAGGGTAATTCTTGAATCCCATCTCTTTGGATACTCGACGGATTTCCGGCATCAAGAAATTCTCTAGGAAAACCCTACGTCCCTGTTTGAGCCTTTCCATGAAAACTTGAACCTTGATACTTGTGTTAGCAAATTTCTCATCACTCAACAGGATATTATTTAATCCCATTTGAATGTCCTGATTGACCACGTCGTACTTTTTGGGGTCTAGAATATTACCAATATCAGGAATAACAAATTTAGCGTCGGTAGTATAGTCGGAGATCAAAACACGTCCTACGGACTCGTTTTCGAATAGCTTCTGCATCGCCATCAGATTCTTTTGATTAACTCCTCCGTCCTCCGGTTTGGCCCCCATGGTTATTAACAGGATAGCTTGATTAGTCGTCCTAGCCACGGCCATGTCCATTTGCTTCATCTCCTGTTTCCAGTTGATATCCTCCAATACGGGATACCCCATCGGTACAGAAAATGGCTCATAATCTTGCTTTTTATAAAAGACGGCAACCAGCCTATCGGTATTAAGCGGAATCGTGACAGCGGCCATTCCTGTATTCTTAGTGTCTTTTATCAGTTTTTTAGTTTGCTCCGGTAGGCTTTCAAAAACCTCTTTCTGTTCTTCTGTTTGAGGGTTTCGCAAAATTTGCAGTTCGTAATCAGTGACGACTTTATAATAAACCCCCGTACTAAACGCTATGCTACCTTGTAGCTGAATATCCGAAGGGTTAAGGATTATATACTTGGAAGGAATTTCAATATTTTCATTAGCTTCACTTAATCCAAATGTTTGGTTGATCTTAAAAGCGTCACTTTTTTCCATCTTGGAGTTGAACCGATAAATGAAAACGTTACCTGACCTATAGTATTCGCGAAAAAATCTACTTTGAAGATCATCGATGTTTATCTTACGAAAAAGTGTTTCAAAAAATTCCCGAGACTTACGGCTCCCTCCGGTATAGTACAAATTACTAATAGAAAACTCAGTCATCAAATCGATAGTATTCCTGAAAACTGAGAAATTATAGTAAGCTTTTTGACAAAGAATTATAGTGTCCCTAACATCAATATTTGAGTTATTGGAAACCCCTCGAGTATACTTAAACGGTATCATACCGTTTTCGATATTCCTGAATCGATCAGTCCTGACAATATCCGCCGCCCTGTTTCGCCGCGTCCGCGTAGAACTAGCTACAGTTTCGTGCTTAGCCATCAAAGGTTCCGCACCTTGTTCCGTTTTCTTACTTACCGCCATCTTTTACTTTAAAATTACACCTAAGCTAACATTCTGGGAGTAAATGTATGATTAACTTGCTCCACCTTAGTATTTTTAAGATCATTGTAGCACTTAATAGCCCAGGTTTACTGCCGAGCTTCTCTTAAGATGCTGAGGTAAATCGAAGGTTTGGTTTCCTTTTGCCGTAGTTTTAACCTCTACCAGAGCGCACTGCTTCTTTGATTGGTGAACTATGTCATCTTGAAATTCGATAAGGTCGCCCTTGTTTTCGTAGGGCATCATCTTGAGCGGAACGGCTTGGGATGACACTTTATCGAAGAAGCTTCCGCAAGCAGCGGTCCGAGAAGCAAACCAAATCCTCTTGTGGTCAATAGACGCCTGAAGGTGCTCATTAGCTTCCCGAAGAAAAGTAGTCGAAAATAACTGTTTGAAGCAAATTACGTTTTCTTTTTTATTGTATTGGCGCTTGGCCGCCAAAAGCATTTTTTGGTAATCAACCCCATTCTTATCGCTATTAAAATCAAAAAATTTAATATCTATGCGGGAGCTTTGAAATAACTCGGATTCATTGGCGCTATCGATGAACTGGTACCCTGCGTTATCTATGATAATCATCGAAAATTTAAAGTGGGTTACTAGATAGTGAAGATATTTTATGTGGTTCTTTAGGTCTCCTCCGGCAACCGCATACCCATGAACCAGCGTGGAAAACATAGGCCTCTCTTCGTCGAGTTCCAAAACAGACATTGCAAAAAAATCAGACGAAGGGCTATTGCTAAAACTGGGATCAATAGCTAAAATATACTCCTTGTCGGGCTCTCCCTTTACTAACGTATGCTGCTTTTCTCCATCTGGAATAGTGCATGCGTGCATTTTTCTTGCGCTGAAATAGCTATCGCTCCCATCGGTAAACTGAGCCGCGTATTCCCTCATGAAAGATGAATTTGACGATCCTCCTGATTTGGCCTCTTCGATTACGGTACTATCAATCATGTCCGGAGGAATAGAATCAAAACCCATTTGAGAAATAAAATAATTGGACTGCATTATGTCGTCCGAATAAATATTACCCATCCAATCCTTATAGGTACGATAAAGGTTTTCGAAACTATAACTGGCGGAAGATAAAGCTATCATTTTGGAGTTGTTGGGGAACACAATGCGGTCCGCCTCCTTCATGTCGCCTCTAGTTATAAGGTCGTCCTCCATCTCCCTTATCCTTATTCGCTCCGCCATATCTTGAGGAGCAACCAAAAAAGGCATCAGCACTGATTTA